ATGGGTCAGCCCGGGAAACAATGGGGTGCCGGACCGGATCGTGTTTCTACCAGGAGGCAGGATCATTTTTGTAGAGCTGAAGACAGACACGGGAACACTGAGCAGCCTGCAGAGAGTCCAGATCAAAAGACTCAGGGAACTTGGCCAGACGGTGGAAGTCGTGAAAGGAATAAGCGGTGTGATCCAGTTCTTCGAGGACTATGGATATCTGGGTGCAGCATCCCGGATCCGGACGAGATATGAGCCGATGGGAGGCGAACAGGATGATATTTAAGCCACACGCATATCAGCAGCACTGCATCGATCAGATCATCCGGGTTAAGAAGATCGGGCTGTTCCTGGACATGGGTCTTGGAAAGACGATCACGACACTGACGGCCATCAAGGAGCTGAAGTATTACCGCTTTCTTGTCCGGAAGGTCTTGGTGATCGCGCCGAAGAAGGTAGCCGAAGGAACCTGGACGAGAGAAAAGGACAAGTGGGAGCACACAAAGATGCTGCGGGTGTCCCCGGTACTGGGAAGCCAGACGAAAAGGATCAGGGCACTGAACACCCCGGCAGACATCTACATCATCAACCGGGAGAATGTGGTGTGGCTGGTAGATTATTACAAGAACGACTGGCCGTTTGACATGGTGGTCGTGGATGAATCCAGCAGTTTTAAGAGCCATAAGGCAAAACGCTTCAAAGCCCTGGCGAGTATGGGGAGTCACATTGACCGGATGGTGGAGCTGACGGGTACGCCATCACCGAACGGACTGGATGACTTATGGGCGCAGATCTTCCTGCTGGATGGCGGCGAACGTCTGGGAAAGAGATATACCCAGTTCCGGGAGAGATACTTCCAGCCAGACAAGCGTGGAGCTGACGGCATGGTATACAGCTACGAAGCTAAGCCGGGGACGGATCAGGCGATCCTGAACCGGATATCGGATATCTGCATCAGCATGAAGGCAGAGGATTACCTGCAGCTTCCGGACATCACCTATCACGAGATTCCGGTGGTACTTAACCCGAAAGCCCTGAAAGCGTACCAGGAACTGGAGAGGGAAATGGTGCTTCAGATCCCGGAAGACGAGGAAGAGATCAGCGTGACCAGTGCTGCGGCACTCAGCAACAAACTTCTGCAGCTTGCAAATGGGGCACTGTACGACGATGACAGACAGGTACATGAGATCCATAACTGCAAGATCGAAGCATTCCTGGAACTGATCGAATCCCTGCAGGGGAAACCGGCACTGGTCTTTTATAACTACAAGCATGACAGGGAACGGATCCTGAAGGCACTGGAAGGGACAAAGCTCCGGATCCGTGAACTAAAGACTCCACAGGATGAAGATGACTGGAACAACCGCAAGATCGATATCCTTCTGACGCATCCGGCCAGCAGTGCTTATGGCCTGAACCTGCAGCAGGGAGGAAACCATGTGATCTGGTTTGGACTGACCTGGAACTATGAGTTATATACCCAGGCAAACAAACGTCTCCACCGGCAGGGGCAGATGGAAAAGGTGATCATCCACCACCTGGTCTGCAAGGATACCCGGGATGAGGACGTTATGTATGCTTTGGAGCAGAAGGATGATGTACAGAACTGGGTGATGGAGAGCCTGAAAGCCAGAATCCGGGCGATCAAGGAGGGGAAAGCATGAAAGTAAAGATTAAAACACCAAACGGTTTCATGACCGTGGATCTGGCAGAGTTCCTGCCGGCATCCAAAGCAAAAGTCAGGAAGCTGTTCCGGCTGATGGAACAGGGAATTGATGTAGCAACAAAGAAGAGCGTGAGGGAATACCTCTCCGGACTTAAGAAGACCGATAGGCTGGATCTGATAACGGCGATGGAGAAGGAATGGGAAAAGAGGCTTATGGACATCGATATGGAACTCGAGCGCCTGAATGATGAAAAGATACAGCTGAAGAGAGATCTGGCAAAGGCAAAGAAGCGTGTGAGAGCAGAGCAGCTGATCCAGGCCAGTGCAGATGAATGGATCCGGGAGTTTTGTTACTATGCCGGGTATGTGGAGGATACAGATGTCACGGAATAAAGAAGAGCAGGCACGGATGGAGGGCATGGCGCAGGCCCTCCGGATCGCCAAGGCAAAAGGCATCGATGGACTTGAAGCAGATCTGAAGATGCGGAACATCACTGGTCTTCCATGTGCCGTCAGCAGAGCAGCCATGGATGAGTGTATCATGAATATCAAATACAATGTGGTTGATACATTTACAATCCTGGTAACATATACACTTCATGAAAAGTTCGGATTCGGAAAGACCAGGCTGAACCGGTTTATCCATGATTTTAACTTTCAGGCAGAATGCCTGGATGAAGATTACTGCACTTGGGAGGATCAGATCGAGATCCTGCGACAGGAATGCGGGCTTGATCTGAGTATCAGGAAAAATGATAAGGATGTGAGGGTAAGATGAAATATACAATCGAGACCATGGAAAATGGATATGTTGAGACTCTTGAAATTGGTGGAAAGTTTTATGTTAAAACATGGGAGAGTACAGAGCAGGGAACATACAGATGCAAAGAAGGGGACTTCACCGACAGAATTATTGCAGATGGAGTTGTTCCAGAGGCATATGAAGATGATTTGTATGATGCTGTTGATGACCATATTTGTGGTCTGGATATGTATTGTTTTGAAAGAGATTATATGGGGGATTAAGATGATGAGATGCGTAGATTGCGATCAGAAAAAATTTGAAGACTACAATGGAAGACCTAACCGGTACTACTGTGGACATCCGGATGCTCCGCGGAAGTATGGACCGGCGCTGATCTGTAAAACGGAGAGGCATTCCACGGAGCTGACGATTAAGACAAGCCCACGGTGGTGCCCGTTGAGAAAGGGAGGAAAACTGTGATGACAGAAAGAGAGTATGATGCAATCCAATATGACTTGAGCAAATTGTTGAAGAAAGTGCGGCGCGGATATAGTAGAGCCTATGGCAAACGTGAGGAGGCATATGAGGAAGGGGTACTGGCATGCAAAAGTGCTATTTCAAGATATAACCCTAATCCGAAACATAGAGAGGTATGTACGCAGGCGAAACAGTTCTGGATCCCAATTACAGAACGGCTTCCGGAAACGGATGATTATATTTTGATCTCATTTGACAATTTTTCCCTGCCAGATATCGGGAGATATGAAGTTGATGAGGATGGCGGCGGGGCATTTTATCCAGGCGATGAGGACGTAAGCTATGCATCGGTAGGGGTAGTTGTGAATGCCTGGATGCCTTTGCCGAAACCATACAGACAGTAACAATAATGACAGGGAGGCGGTAGCAATGGACAAGGATATACTCAAACAATACATAGATGCCTGCGAAGCGGTGAAGGAGACAGAGGAGCAGATCCGGCAGCTTCGCAAGAACCGGAAGACGGTGGTGGTCGATGCTGTGAAGGGGTCCATGCACGACTTCCCTTTTGCCGCGAAGAGCTTTAAAGTTGCGGGCATCGCCCACTCCGTACTGGAGGATCCGGGACAGCTTGACCGGGAGGAGCTGATTCTGGAAGAGCGGAAAGCAGCTGCAGCACAGATCAAGAGCCAGGTGGAAGCCTGGCTTAACACGATTCCGGTGCGGATGCAGCGGATCATCAGATACCGGATTTTTGAAAAAATGTCATGGAGGCAGGTTGCAGTAAAGATGGGACGACATGCGACTGAAAATGGACTTAAGAAGGAATTTGAGAGATTTTTTAAAGATAATTGAAAGTTTGTCACGAATGTCACACATGTCACGAATTCCTATGGTAAAGTGTAAGCTGAAATCACTGCAGATGCGTTGCATGGTTTAATCTTTTCCCATATCATCCTCCGCTGAGGTGTCAGAGCTTCGGCGGTGATTCGCGGGGTAGAGCAGTTGGAAGCTCGCGTGGCCCATAACCACGAGGTCGCAAGTTCGAGTCTTGTCCCCGCTATTGTCTAGAAATTATTATAACCAGTTGATTGTGGGGCTTGGAGCTATCTTTACGGATGGCTCCTTTTTCTATCCCAAAATACTAAGGCAAGGAAGGTGAGGTGATGGCGAATAATGAGAACCTAAAACCGGTACGAACCAAGAGCGAAGCAAGAGAACGTGGAAGGGCGGGCGGAAAGGCATCCGGAGAAGCCAGACGGAAAAGAGCGGACTTCCGGAAGACGCTGAATGCCCTTCTGACGGCAGAGATAGATAGCCCTGAATGGAATCCTTTGTTGGAATCATTGGGATTGGATCCGACGCTGGAAGCAGCGATCAATATGGCGATGATCAAAGAAGCACTTGCCGGAAATGTGAAGGCTTATGAAGCCGTGGCCAGATACGCAGGACAGTCGGGTCAGACGGCTGCGGATGATGAAGAGCAGCGGATCCGGACAGACAGGGCAAAGAGAGCCAGGGATCAGGAAGTCGGTGACACAGACAATCAGGATGATAATATCCAGAGTTTCCTGAAAGCCATGAGACCGACAGAGGAAGATCTGGCGGGATTATTCGAGGACGAGGAGGATGAAACAGATGCCGAAGCGGAAGAAGAGACCGGCGAAGTTTAATTTCAAGCCATTTTCTCCGCAGCAGCAGAGACTGATCCATTGGTGGAGACCGATGATCAGAGCCTCGGAGAACAATTACGTGATCGCAGACGGATCTATTCGATCAGGCAAGACAATAGCCTGTATCATTGGATTCCTTACCTGGTCTCAGGAGATGTTTTCCGGTGAGTCTTTTATCCTGGCCGGAAAGACGATGGGAGCACTGAAGAAGAATGTGGTCAGACCGATGCTGCAGATGTTGGAAGCATGGGGATGGCCATATGAATATATCCGGTCTGGTACAGATGCCAGGCTGGAGATTGGTACTAACACCTATTACTTGTATGGCGCAAACACAGAGGCGGCTCAGGATGCTCTGCAGGGCTTAACTGCAGCAGGAGCGTATCTGGATGAGGCTGCGCTGTTCCCTAAAAGTTTTGTGGATCAGGCGATTGCCAGATGCTCTGTGGATGGCTGGAAGTTCTGGATGAACTGCAATCCGGCAGGACCGCATCACTTCATCCGTGAGGAGTATCTGACCGAAGAAGCCATGAAGCAGAAGAAAGTATATCATCTGCACTTTACGATGGATGATAATCTTTCTATATCTCCAAAGCGTAAAGAAGAATACAAGAATGCATGGCCGCATGGCAGCGTATTCTACAAGCGTTTTATCCTGGGTAAATGGGTGGCAGCTGACGGTCTGATCTACCAGCAGTTTGCAGATCACACAAAAGACTATCTGGTCAGCAGTTCCTGGCTTCTGGAGCGTGATGAGCATGGCCGTCTGAAGAACGAAATCGTATATGCAGTTATCGGAGTCGATTTTGGTGGTACAAAGTCGGCTCATTCTTTTACCCTGACAGGATTTACAAAAGGGTATAAGCAGGTAGTGGTACTTGATGAGTATTACTGCAAGAAGCGGATCAACCCAAAACAGCTGCAGGATGATTTTATTGATTTTGTCAAAAGGGCGCAGGCAAGGTACAAGGTCCTGGAAGCCTACTGCGATTCTGCCGAGCAGACTCTGATCAGCGGACTGGAGAGCGCATGTATTCAGGCGCACGTAGCAATTGACCTGAGAAACGCGATCAAGGGACCGATCAATGACCGGATTGCATTCTACAACAGTCTGATTGCTCAGCACCGTTGGAAGGTGATGAAGCACTGCACACACATTATTGCAGCCTTTGAAGAGGCTGTATATGACGAAAAGAAAAAGAACATGGATGTCCGGCTTGATGATGGCGAGATGAACGTGGACAGCTTGGACAGCACCGAATACAGCACAGAGAGTGTCCAGGAAGACATCCTATACATTGCTGCATAGGGAGGGCATATGAATCTATCAACGAATACGATCAAGACATATTTGACTGATCAGAAATATACAGTTCCGGCGGATGAGACATACAGTCATATTGATGAGTGGCTGGAATGGTATCAGAACGATGTGAAGAAATTTCATCATTACAAGCTGTATAACGGCAGTATCATGACGGAACAGGAACGTTATAAGCTGGGTATGGCAAAGAAGATCTGTGAAGACTGGGCGAACCTTTTGCTGAATGAGAAGGTGGCTATTAAGGCTGGATCCTATGACAAGCAGCTGAGCGCGATCCTGAGCAGAAATAATTTTTATGTGAAAGGCAATCAGCTTGTGGAGCTTGCATTTGCGCTGGGCACAGGAGCTTTTGTGGAATACAAAGATGCAGACGATTCAGTGGTGATCGATTACATCAGGGCTGATATGATCTATCCGCTGGCATGGGACAATGGAAGGGTTACGGAATGCGCTTTTGGTACTTACCAGACCATGAATGGAAAAGAATACATTTATCTGCAGATCCATCGTCTTGGCAAGGAAGATGGAGAGGATCCGGATATGTACTACATCGAGAACAAGTATGTGGATGCAAAGTCCGGACAAGAGGCAGAGCCTCCGGAAGAGATTGAGGAGTATGTGGCCACTGGATCCGTAGAACCGCTCTTCCAGATCATCACTCCAACAATCTGCAACAACATCGAGATGGACAGTCCGCTCGGCATATCTGTGTATGCAAATGCAATCGATCAGGTCAAAGGCTGTGACCTGACATTCGACAGCTACATGAATGAATTTGTACTTGGCCGGAAGCGAATCATGGTTCCGCTTAGCCAAGCGAAGATGCAGATGCAGCAGGATGGAGCGACAGCGCCTACATTCGATCCGCACGACACGGTTTATTATATAATCCCGGAAGACCGGAATGGAAACAATCAGCTGACAGAGATCGATATGAAGATTCGTGCTACAGAGCATGAGCTTGGCATTCAGAGGTGCCTTGATCTTTTGAGCTTTAAGGCCGGTATGGGTACCGGGCGTTATAAGTTTGAAAATGGCAGCGTAAAGACAGCTACAGAAGTAATCTCAGATAAGTCTGATCTGTACCAGAGCCGGCAGCGCCATTGCATCACAGTGTCAGCAGCCATTTTAAGTATGGTTCGTATTATTTCATTTCTTGATACCGGTGCAGCTGTTGATGCGACTGTAGATTTTGATGATTCCATCATCGAGGACAGTAATGCTACGATTGATAAAAATATCAAACTCGTACAGGCTGGACTCAGATCCAAGATATCCGCAATCATGGAGATCAATAAATGTTCTGAGGCAGAGGCTAAGAAGGAGCTGAAGCGGATCGCCGAAGAAGGACAGATCACGGGTCAGGACATTGACTGGACAGGAGGGGATGAGGATGAACCAGAATCGGAGGATGATCCACCCGAAGAGAACGATGAAAAAGATGACTCAGGAACCGATGCTGATCAGGATTCTGAA